CACGCTGACGGAAGACGCGGCCACACCGGCGGCAAATTGGAAGTATCAATATAGCATCCCTGGCGATTGGCTGGCCTTTGATCTGGTCTCCCTACCCGGTTCTGAGGTGCCAATAGATCACGATATTGAAGAACGGAAGTTGTTGGGGAACTTCACACCGATTGCCGCTAAATATCGATTTCGGGCGAAGCCGTTAAACTGGCCCGCCTGGTTCGATCAGTTGGCCATTGAATTTCTGGCGGCGGCTTTTTGTGAGCCGATAACGGAAAGCAACACAAAGGCGTTAAATATCCTGGAACGGGTAGAGAAAATCACCCTGCCCCGATGCCGGTTAATTAATTCGCGTAATTCATCACCTGGCAAATTCCGGGATGAAACCCTGCTCCATGCACACCGCGGCGGTTAATCATGCCGATTAAAGCCCCATCGCAAACCTATAGCTTTTCATCTGGTGCCGTGCCCGGATTGGAATTTCGTAGTGACGTAGAGCGTTACTATTCGGGCGCGTTAGATATCCAAAATATGATTGCAGGCGCAACGGGCTTTTTACGTGCCCGCGGCGGATCCCGGTTTATCCGGGAGCATTCCGGCGCGGATGATAACACGCTCTATGTCGAGTTCGAATACTCAGAAACGGCCAAGTATCTGCTGGTTATCATGAATTTAAAGGTGGAAGTCTATGACGGCACCACCAAGGCACTGAAAGCCACGGTAACAACGCCCTGGACATCTGCCCAGCTTTCGAACATCCGATACACGCAAGCGCTGGACACCATCATAGTTATGCATCCGGACCATGAACCGCGGCGCATTGTTCGAAATAGCGGCGATGATACCGTTTGGACGTTATCCCCGTTGCCCATGAAAAACCTACCAACGTTTCAATATACAGATGACACGGTGGGCACCTGCACACCATCCGGATCCGTTGATTTTGGCGAGACGGCGACGTTAACCAGCACGTCCGGAGACTTCGCAAATGTTCCGGCTAGTCCATCCGGTCAAGGATGGGTGGTTTATATCAACGGTGGCCGGGTCAAGATCACCGGCAAGACCAGTAGTACGGTTGTTACTGGCACGGTTTCAGACAAGCTGACCGATCAAAAAGCGGCGGAGCCTGGTGATTGGCAGGTAGAGGAACCGGTGTTTTCATCATCACGGGGCTGGCCGCATTCACTGGATCTATACGAAGGGCGTCAAACCATCGGTGGTGCAAAAGCCAATCCTAATGGGTCTTGGGCGGCAAAAGCGGGCACGTTCTTTGATTTCGAAACGTCAACGGATGCCCTGGATGATGAGGCCGGGGAAACGTTCGTGGGTGGGCAAAAGCTTGGCACGATCCGCGATACATTGGCCGCGGATGTGCTGTTTCTGTTTTCGACTAATGGCATATGGGCCGTCCAGGAAACACCGATCACCACCACCAACTATGTGGCTCAATTGCAAACATCAATACCGGCGGCAAACGTGCGGCCGATCCTGATTGAAGATGCACCCGGCTTTATCATGGCGCGGAAAAACGGGGATCCGTTAAGCCTGTTTGAAATCACCTATGACGGCAACCGTGAAAAATACGGCGCGGAAGATCTGGCCTTGCTGGCACAATCTTACATGCGCGGCCCGGTGGATATGGATGAGCGCAAAGGCCAGACAGAAGACACGGCAAACCATGTGTTCCTGGTCAATGGCGATGATGGGACGGTGCCGGTTATTCAGACGCGGCGTTCGCAGAAGATAGCCGGTTGGTCGATGTTTAATTTTCCAGTTGGTGAAGTTCTTCGAGTGGCTGTTGTTGGAAATGCGGTTTTCTTTTTGATCAAACGCACGATTAACGGCGCTACCAGGTACTACATGGAAGAACTAACCGATGATCTTTCACACGATTGCGCGCTTACAGATACGGACGGCACCGCAAAAAGCCTGTGGTCTGGGTTTAGTCACCTGGAAGGGCAAACCGTGCGGGTTAAGGGTGACGGTGCCTATAAGGGCGAATTCGTTGTCAGTGGTGGAAATATTGATTTAAGCGCGCTAGGGGATGAGGGGAATATTAGTAGCATCGAGGCGGGTCTGGTTTATGAGTGGCGGCTTGAAACCATGCCGGTGGCTGCGGAACTGCAAAACGGAACCGTGATTGGCCATCGTCACCGGATCGTTTGGGCGGCAATCCAGATGGTAAATACCTTTGATTTTTATGCACAAGTTGGAAGCGAAGTGCGGCCCGTGCGCTCCCGTCCATTTGGGGCGGCCACGTTTGGCCCGTTGAAATCGTTTACCGGTTCTAAAAAGGTTCGGTTCAAGACCTGGTTTAAAGATGAAGGCGGCACGGTCACGCTTTACGGGGATAAGCCGGCGGAAATTCACTCACTAACAAAATGGATCGCACAATGAGCAGCAATACATTAAAGGTTGCCGTGCCAATCATGGCATTGGCGGGCGTTGGGATCGCTACCGGAGGGTTTGGCCTGGCGGCCGCGGGTGCAAGCGGTGCGGCGGGAGCTGGGGCGGCGGGTGTCGCGGCGGGCCTCCCTGCCCTGGCACCAGCAACTACAGTCGGTCTTGCACCAGGAGTAACAACGGCCGGGCTGGCGGCAAGCAATACAGCCGCGGCAAGCACGGGTTTTTCGTCGCTGTTCACCGGGTTGGCAACAAAATCTAACGTAGGTCTCGCGTTTTCGGGGCTGGGTCTCGGGTCAAATCTGTTGGGTGCAAAACAACAGGCGGACGCGGACAAGGCCAATTTACAGGCACAAGAGGCGCAACAAACCCAGATAGACGCGGACGCACGCGCCGATCTGGCCATTAAAGAGCGTGACAATCAATTTCGAGTGGCAGAAGCCCTTTCAAGTGTCGCCACCTATTTCGGTGCGCGTGGGGCCGCGCCTGGTGTTGGGTCCGCACGGACGGCCACGGATGGGATCGTAAGCGGTGGGGCTGCGGAGGCGGACACGCTGGCGGCCGGTTTGTCATCGTTGGATAGTGCCAACATTTCAGCGTCCAGGCTGCGACGGTCGCGTGCCAAGCAAAGCAGATCCGCAACGCTCGGCCGGGTGGCCGGTGGCTTCCTGGATTTCGGCCGGGACATCTATAGGGCAAAGGTTCAAGCATAATGGCCAAAACACCAACTGCCGGACCTGCCCGGTTTAATCGTCGGTTTTTGGTTAAGGGTCGCAACCTGCCCAATCAAAGCCTGGCCGCTGTTGGCGCGAACGCTGGCCCTGTGGCGGCGACATTGCAAGCGGTGGCCGGTTACGGTCGGGCGTTGATTGAAGAGGACATAGCCGAAAAAACACAGAAGGCAAAAGACCAGGCAACGCGTGACGGCAAGGCGGCCGGTCTCAGTTCGGCGGAAGCATTTAACCCGATTGAATACCGGGAGCGCCTGACGGAAGCCGATGACGCCTATAACACGGCGATACGTGCCAGCTACTTAAGCCGGGTGGATCTATCCATTGATGAGGAAATCACGCAACACGCCCTCGCCTACCCCGATAACCCGGCGGCGTTTACGGATGCGTTCGACAAGTCAGCGGATAAGTTCATGGGCCTGGTCGATGCGGACGTGCGTCCGGACTTGGCGTTAAACATCCAATCACGCAAACAGCGCGCTTTGCTGCCGATTATGAAAAACGCCAGAACCAAGAGCGAAGCGCAGGCGAACGCGGTTTTATTGGCGGATGGTGACGCCTACCGAGATCAGGCCTTAAACGCCTGGCGCACGGACAACCCGGACGAAATAGAAGCATCAACCGCCAAATATGAGGCGGTGCTGTCGTCGCGGTCGGATCTATCGCCACAACAGAAAACCGGATTACTTCTGGATTTTGAACAGGACGTGCGCCGCCAGGTGGTGCTTGGTGGGTTTGATCAGGCAAAGGCGCAAGGGTTTGACCAGGCGCGGGCCTATGTGGAAGAGGTGGCCAATAACAGCAAAGGCATTGCGGATCCGGATGAGCGGGACCTGTTGACCGGAGAAATGGCGCAAGATCTGCGCGCCCTAGATGCGCAACGCAAAGCCCAAACCCGGCAATTGCGCGGTGATTTGAAATCAATGATTACTGTTCTCGGCAAGGGTTACCCAGTTGGTGATCAGCTTACGAAAGCCAAGCAGGCCATAGGCGCGGTTGGGGATCCGGACCTGGCGGAAGAATTGCGCGTGGCAGAACGATTGTTTCACGTTCAGCAATCGGCACGGCAACAAACACCGGCCGGGCTTGAACGCGCCATAGCGGAAATGGATGAACGCCTGGGCACTCAATCGAGTGTCAGTGAAGAGCAATTAAATCAACGCGACATCGCCGGTAAAATCAAAACGGAGATGGATAAGGCCCTGGGCGTGTCAGTGCTAGAATGGGCTGGCCGTTCCAATGTCGTAACGGTTTCAGCATTGGATTTCCAAAACCCGCAATCTGTGGCGGCGCGGGTAGAAGCGGCACGGGTGGCGTCGGTATACTATGGCCGGGATGCCCTGCCCTTTCTTCCGGAAGAAATCACCATGATATCTAAAAGATATCAGGAAGCGGACGCCCTGGGTAAAACGGCCGTGCTCTCGGACCTGGCAGAACTCGACATGCCGGACGATATGCAAGCGGCCGTCCTGGATGAACTGAACACCAAAGATCCGCATATGGCGTTTATGGTGGATCTGTCGCAGTCAGCCCCCCTCACCGCGCGATCTGTGATGCTGGGCAAAAGTATCTTGGCGGATAATAAGGGGATCCTGCCAAAGCCGGAAGATGTCGAAGGGGCGTATTTTGAGTATATGGGCGATGCCCTGCGCGCGGATCAAACCGGCACTTCACGCGCGGCTATCCAGGACGCAGCCGCGGCGCTCTATGCCCAAAAGATCCAGGGTGATGGATTTCAGGAAGACATTGAAAAATATAGTGACGCGGTGGCGGAAGTCGTGGGCACGGTCATTGAACATAATGACCAGAAAACCATCCTACCGCGCGGGCTTCCCGAAGAGATGTTTCACAACTGGGTGGATGGCCTGACGGAAGATAATTTATTCGATATGCGCGGCGGCGTGATGGTTGGCCCGCACCGGCAAACCCCGGACGGCCTGGTGCCGATGGGTGCAAAGGAAATTAGAGAAGACGGGCGGTTCGTCACCGTGGGCGATGGGCAATATATGATCGCGGTGGAATCCAGTACCGGCATATTTGGCGATGACGAGTTGCGCTATGCGGTCGGTGAAGATGGCCAGCCCTTTGTCCTGGATATCAACACACCGGAAGAAGATGACGCGTTAACGGCCGCGGTCGGGGATCAGGACCTGCAAGGCGGCGCGGGTGATGATCAACTGGAACCGGCGGTGGAAGTTTCCAACTTAAAACTATTGGGCGCGGCACGGAAGATCGGCCGCCACATTAAGGGAAAACTGTTTGGCCGCCAGGAAACCCGCGCGGCACGGCGCGAACTGAGCGGTAAAGTCAATCCGGTGCCCATGCATATGACGTTACGGACGGTTTCACGCGTCTTGCACCAGGTTAACGAGGCTCGGCGCGCGGAAGGCCATGAACCGCTTGTCTCCGTGACCCTCTCCCCTGCTGATTATCCGGCCGGGTATTCGCAACCCGATATCGTGCAAGGTTTAGCGGAGGCCGTTTACCAGGGACATTTCAAAGGACCTGACGGCGGACGCACAGAAATTAATTTCGGACCGTTAGACCCGTACCTGGTTGATCGGATCAAAGGGGAGACGGGCATAGATCTGGCGGACTACCAGGACGTTATTGATACGGACGGGATCAGCCACGCCAAAAACAGCCATGGTCCCGATGCCAAACAATCGAAGGATCAAGAGCCGGTAGGGCCGGAAGCCTTCGCCACCTATCGGCATGTGCTCAACGGCTATGACCGTTTGTCAACGCGCACGGGCACGGACGGGCGGACATTGAAATTCGAAAAGGATGTGAACGGCGTCATGGTGGTTGTTGAAAAGACCATGGATAAGCGGCGCGCGCTGGCCTTCAAAACAATGTGGATCAAAAAACGAAAATAAAGTGGCGGGTGCCATGGCTGCCAAGGCCGCCACGGAGACGCACGTAGCGCACCCGCTCAAGAGGTTTATAGAACGAAATGCGGATTAATACGAGAGATTTTCAAACATCAGCGGCGCTAATGCCTTTGCAAGGCGCGCCGACTGGCTTTGTCGAGAATACAAAAGCGGCATTCTCGGCCGTTTCACATAATGATCGTTCAATATCTGGATGGGGCAACCTGAAATCCGCCTATGACGATTACCTAGCGGACGTGGAAAAACAAACAGGCAAACAATTTGATAATCCAATGCTAGCGACAAGTGCGCCGGTTCTGGGCATTGAAAGCCTGGGCGATAGTGGCCGGGCGATACAGGCGGCACGGCAAAAGCTTGATGCGGACCTGGTAAACTTGCATGAAACGGGCGGCGGATTTGATTTAAAGCGTGGCCAGGATCTAGAGCAAGCAATCAGAAACCAGGCGCGCGAATTAGAGACGGCCGCGGAAGATGTCGGAAACCGGGCAGACGGGCTGGGAACGCTCGGCCAATTCACCGGGTCAATGGGTGCGGCGTTTACGGATCCGCCATTGATGGCCACTCTTTTTGCTGGTGCACCGGCCGCGGCGGGTTTTCTGCGAACCGCTATCATTGAAGGCGCTATAGGTGCGACAACGGAAGCGGCCATACAACCGACCGTGCAAGCCTACCGCCAGGAACTCGGGTTGGAATACGGTTTGGATCAGGCGGCGCAAAATATCGCATTGGGTGCTGCTGGTGGGGCTGCGTTAAGTCCCATTGCGAAGCTTGCAGGCATGGGAACAACGAAACTCCTGGATGTTTGGCGCAAAACCCGAAAACAACCCAGCCAGGCAGAGCAAGACGCGGCGGCGATGCTACAACGCCAGGAAGAAATGATTCCGGCCGGTGTAGATCCGGAAGTGGCGGCCGCGAACCTGGATAAGGCCATGGCGGCCGGTAATGAAGGGCGGCCGTTGCGTGATGATGAACTGGTATCTGTAGATCCTGCACCGGCAGATGTGGCGGTGACACCGGCGGCAACAGCGGATCCGGCGGTGCGTGCCGGTAGCGCGCGGGATCCGCTTGGTGTTGTGGATGATACGGCACCTTGGCGGTTGCCGCGGCGGACCGTTGAGCGGGTGCGTAACGTCTCCCCTGCCCTGGATGATGGCCAGAAAGAAACCATCAAACAACTGGCGCATGCTATCCAGTGGGCAAACACCACAAATGCCGAAAGCAGGCTTTCGGGTGAATTGTCAGATTTCTTAAAACAGGCAGAAAGCACCCCGATAACCCCGTTTCTGGACGCGTTGAGGGGTAAAGGGCCGGGCATTGGTGCCGGAGCTGTACGAGAGAAGCCGTTAATTCACGCGATCAAGGCCAAAGGGGGCTTACATCCGGAAGCGCTGGACCGGGCGGAATTGGAGCATATCGGGATCACGCCAAAGACCGTTCCGGGTTTCTTTTCGCGGAAATCAGAACATTACAGCCTGGATAGTCTGGGTGAAGTCCTGGGCGATAGCGGATTGTTTCCGGAAGTCGTTGGCGGCGGACGGATCGCACCGGATGAACTGGTGGAAAGCCTGCGCGGTGAAATGGCCGGGCAACCGCGGCGCGATCTTATGGATGATGAGGCGCTGGCCAATCAACAACTTTTAGATGACTTGGACCAGGCCATAAACGAAGCCGGAATTGATTTATCCCTACCCGATTGGGAAATACAAAATCAGTTAGATCATTTTGCCGTTGCTGCGCGTGAGGCGTTGCAGCCGTTGGGCCGCGAATATGGCCAGGCGGTTGACCCACAAGGCAGGGAAGCGGCGGCGGTGCTTTCCGATCAGGACATGGACCGGGCCGCGGAAATACACGGGGATCTCTACGCCCGCAACCTGGCGGAACTGCATGAGCATATGGCCGCCAATGATGATTTCGAAGTGGTGATTGATTTTGAGATGAACCAGGCCACCAAACAAATAGAGCCGGTCAAGATCCGGGCGCGGGATCTCTTAAATCAACTGGATATGGAAGAAGAAACCATAGAAGCATTTGCCATATGTGCGGGGGTTAAATAATGAGCATTATCGAGTGTCTGCGTGATGCAGCCAAACAAGGCGAGTTAGATCTTGCCTATGTTGAGGAGTATGCGGCCGATACACAAGATCTGCTGGAAAACCTAGAAAAAGACCGATTTAAAAACATGGATCCGCAAGCGGCAGAAGCCTTCGCCATCCAGGCCGCGCTTAAACACCAAAGAGAAGATGCAGCCCGCAAACGAACGAACAGCATTAAACAGGCGGTCATCGTCGCTGGTCATCGCAATTACATGGACGCGTACCGGGTGGGTGAGGAAAAGACCCCTGCCCTACGCCGTGCGCTCAATAAGGTGCGGTCAATCCTGGGGGTTCCTGCAAAGGTGGCCAAGTCCGCACACGTGGGCCGCGCCGCCATGTCGTTGTTAACACGTGATGTGTTTGATCAATCAGGCGTCCGCAATGTGGAGATCCAGCATAAAGCCGTGCTGGGTCAAATTCATTCGCGGGCGGAAGCGTTTTTATCAGAAAGTCGGCCGCGCTGGGCGGGACTAACGCGCAAGCTGGATCCGGACAACCTGGTTAAGGAACTGTTTGGAGAAAGTACCGGTGATGAGGCGGCAAAGCTGGCAAGTGAGGCCTGGCGCACGGCCGCGGAATATGCCCGCAAACGGTTTAACCTGGCGGGTGGTGATATCAAGTTTCGCCTGGATTGGGGGTTGCCTCAAACTCACGATCAATTGAGCGTTGCCGATGTGGATAGAAATCAGTGGGTTGACTACATTCTCCCCCTGCTCGACCGGAAACAGATGATTGATCCTATGACTGGGGCGCCCTACTCCGATGCGCGCCTGGTTGATGGTCTGCACGTTGCTTACGACAACATTTCAACCGGCGGCTTGGCGACAAAGAAGCTCGGGCAAAAGGGCAATAAAAAAGGCCTGGCCAATACCCACCAAGAAGTGCGCGAATTTATCTTTTTAGATGGTGATAGCTGGAAGACATACCAGCAACGTTTCGGATCCGCGGACATATACGAAAGCATGAATAATCACCTGGACAACCTGGCGTCTGAAATCGCGCGCATGGAAGTGTTAGGGCCTAATCCAGATGCGACGGTGGCTTTCATGATTGATTACGTCAAATTAGATGCTTCCGGTAAAGGCCGCGCCGCGCATGATGCGTCAACCGGCATGATTAACGCCATTCAGGGCGTTTATGGAGAATTGACCGGGGAAAGCCGGGTGGCTGCACATGCCGGATGGGCGCGTGGATTTCAGGCGGTGCGAAGCATGTTAACATCCGCGCAATTGGGATCCGCCATTTTTCCGGCAATCTTTGGGGATATGGCCACACAACGGATAACGCGCGGGTTCAACGGTTTGCCCGTTATGACCCGAGATATTCCGCAGCTGCTTAAATTGATGATCCCGCAAACCATTGAAGATCAAAAGTTCGCAGTGCGCGCGGGCCTGGTTGCGGACAACTGGACGGGATCCGCGCTGGCCATGCGCCGCTATACCGGTGAAATCATGGGGCCTAAGTGGGCTAACTTATTTGCAGATGTCACGTTGCGGGTGTCTGGGTTGTCGCCGTTTACACAGGCCGGGCGGTGGGCGTTCGGGTTGGAATTTCTCGGACACCTGGGCGATTTCAAAGGCAAAATGTTTGACGATATGCCCGTGGCCACACAAGCCGCATTAGAGCGCTACGGGATTAAACCGAGCGATTGGCAGAAAGCGAGCACCATAGATCTGTTGAACCATAAAGGATCTGAGTTTTTGGACGTGGTTGCCATGGACGAAAAGTTTCCGGATGTTGCGCGCAAGCTGCAACAAATGATTTTATCAGAAACGGAATTCGCGGTGCCGTCTGGATCCGCTCGGGTTCGCCATCAATTGCGGGGTGGCACCAAACCCGGATCCTTCGTTGGTGAGTTGGTGAACTCGGTGGCCATGTATAAGACGTTTCCGGTTTCAATTATCCATTTGCATATCATGCGGGGATTGCAGCTAGATACAAATTTGAAATCTCTAAGATATCTTTCTAATTTCTTTATTTCGGCAACGGTTATGGGTGCGTTTGCCTGGCAGGCGAAGCGATTAAGCAAGGGGCAAGACCCGCAACCGATGAACACCCCGGAATTTCTCATGCAAGCCATGATACAAGGCGGCGGCCTGGGCATGTTCGGGGATTTCGTTTTGGCTGACACAAATCGTTATGGTTACTCCCTGGGCGAACAGGTGGCCGGGCCGGTGGTTAACTTCCTCGGCGATGTGTCGCGCCTGACATCGGGCAACATCAGAGAATTGACGATGGGTGAAGACACCGGGTTCGCGGCGGAAGCGGTCAAATTCACAAAAAGATATCAGCCGATGGGATCACTTTGGTTTAGCCGGGCTGCCATGGAACATATGGTTTATGACCAGTTGGAGCGCTGGGCGGATCCTAACGCCCCTTCCCGCTGGCGTCGTTATGAGCGTTCATTAAAAAGCCGTTCCGGTGGGGCTGGTCCCTATTGGCGGCGCGGCAAGATATTGCCCGACCGGGCACCGGATTTCAAAAAAGCGATTGGAAAATAAAATGGTCATGGATCTAGGCTGGTGGATTGCAGTGATTTTTATACCGGTAATCGGTGGGTTGTTCTGGATGATATGGGGCATCCGAAAAACGCAAACGGAAACGAACGAACGGGTAATAGCGACGATTAACGAAATCGCGCGGTCTATCCGGTCGGATATTATTTTAGGCGACGAGAAAAACCGGGCGCAGGTTGATGGGCTTCGTAAGGAATTATCTGACTACAAGCTCGAAGCCTCTAAAGAGTTTGTGGCCATGGAAACGTTGCGGGAATGGCGGCGGGAATTTCACGATGATTTGTCAAAAATAAATAACAAGCTGGATCGGATGGCACCTATAGGAGCGGCAGAATAATGAACAAGCATGATTTTTATGAAGTGATCGTCTCCCCTACCCTGGACGCCATGGGATTGCCCGGTGGTCTGGCGGCTAAACGCCTGGTGTTGGGAACGGCGTTGCATGAAAGCGGCGGCTTGCAGTTTATCCGACAACGCACCGGTGGCCGGTCGCTCTATGGACCTGGTTTAAGTTTCTATCAATTTGAAATGGCAACCGTTGAATGGTTGGCCAATGAGTACCTGGCCCGCCGTGCGGATCTGGGAGATGCGGCGGAAAAGGCGTTTATGCAATTAAGTGATCAAGATTTGAAATGGGAAGATTTGGACCCCACGGCCTTAAAGGTGAAGCTAGAAAGCGATATGCGTTTTGCAACTGCGCTCTGTCGGCTCCGCTATTGGCCAATTCGCGAACCATTACCACAAGCAACGGATTTGCAGGGCTTGGCCCGGTATTGGCTCAAACATTACAACGCGGGCGGAAAAGGCACGGTGAACAAGTTCGTGCGCGATGCCCGCTTTATTATGGGGGTTTATTAGATGCGACTATTAGAAGAAAGAATTCGGGTGTCGGTGATTGTTGGCGCGTTGGTTCTGTTGGCGGCGTGCGTTCCTGCCGCGGTGGGTATCGGGGTTGGTGTCAGCCTTGTGCAAGCCAGTCCGACCGTTAACCAGGCCGCGCACAAGTTGGCGGACCGTGTGGCAGAACGGATTATCCAATCAAATGGCCGGGTGGATAAGATCAGGGAAACCGTGTGTGCCCTGCCCGCTCCTGTTCGGTTGTTAGTTCGTGCCCGCGTCCTGGAACGATCTATAGGCCGGATCAATACGGCAAAGATTTGTGACACACCTGAAGCACCAGCGGATCCGGCGGTGCTCGATAGTGTGAAGGAGCCGAAAACGGATCCCGATTAATGTTTTCCGTTCAAACGTTGGCCAGGTGTTGCGCGGCGGAATATCAACCGCCAAGCCGTGAAACCTGGCGCACCGTCTGGGGCGACGATCTCATTTCATATAATGAGGTCGCCGTGGGCGGTCATCATTGCACGGTTCTTTTGCTCTGGGTGCCAGAACATCGAAAAAAGGTGTCCTTGGTTGTCAACCGGGGCACTGAGCGGGAATTCTCCGATATCGTCACGGACATGCGGACATATCCCTGGTACTCGAAAGACTTTGGTATTCACCATCGGGGTTTTGGCCTGGCCGCGCGTGAACTATGGGCGGCCGGGCTTGATGATCTTCTAGGAACGGAGACGCTGCACAAACGCGATATCATATTAACCGGTCATTCGCTGGGCGGTGCGATGGCGTTATTTCAGGCGGCGTTGATGCTCAAGGCAAACCAGCGGCCGGTCTCTGTGGTGACGTTCGGCGCGCCGCGGGTTGGGTTGCCCTGGTTAGGGGTGGCAGATCTACAAGCCCGGTTGCAAAATGAAATCATCCTTCAATATGTTAATGGGGATGATATCGTTTCACGCGTACCGAGCCTGTTACCCGGTTGGCGGCATGGGGCGTCTGAGAAAAGTTTTTTATATTCGCGGCCTCATGCGTTCCATAATCATAGAATCTCTGAGTATGTGGCGGCGCTGGGTGACGAAGGGCGGATATCTGGAAGACATCTAATAGATGTCAATTAGAGCCGTTTAACCTGCGTAGATAAATAGGGTTTTTCCGCAAGGATCTTCCGGGGGTCGTTCCATGATTTGCGACCCCCTCTTTTTTTAATATCTTCATCACGCCAAATCGAATAAAGGCGGCAACATGCCCCGTACAGTTTTAGAGCGGTGCCAAGTTTGCGGTCATTACGAAGCGCCATAAACAAATCGTAGAGTTCAGATCCGCGACTGGCGCGCCTGGTGTTGTAGGATCGGCTGCACTTGGTGTTGCAAAACGTTCCTTTGCGTTCGTGGGTATCGCCACATTCGAGACAGGTTGCCATTACCGCCGGTCCTCCTGGTGCGAGAGTCCAGCACCGCCAGATATGGCGGGATCGGCCGCAATGGCGGATAAAATAGCCTGGCGCTCAAGTGCTGGCATTTCTTTTAAGTTGGTGGCCCATCTGTTGGCCTTCTTCCGGATGTTCTCACGCTCTCTATAGTTATCACCTATGTATTGATAATCATGCAGGGCAACCGGCGGTGCGTAATTCATCCACAAAGTTTCCGTGGCCATGCCGCCACGGGTCGCGGCTTCATATTCGATGGTTCGGAAATCAGCCAGGGCACGGTCATAAAGATCTGATCTATACCCGGATATCATCACCATGCAGGGCAGGCGACAAATCAGGCCTAGCAATTGGTTGTGGTCTGCTAACGACAATTCGCAGGCGTAAAGATCGCGGTTTTGCACCCGGCGGGTTTCCATAACATAAGGCGGATCAAAATAGACGAATTCGCGACCGGTGAACTTATAGGATCCGAGCACGTCCAGGGCATCGCCATGAATGATGGTGGCCTGGTCTTTAAATTCGAAATCCAGAGCGGCGGCCTGGGGTCCGTGTTTTTCAATTAGAAGAGAAGAGGGGGCCGGGCGCATTTTGCGGAAAATGGCCGCACCACCCGCAAAAGCTTCGATATATGTTTCATGCGGTGGGATCTGATTAATGATTGTCTGATACACACCAGCACCCGATTTACCCCCTGGATATCCCATTGGATTAACCTCCGTCGCGGTCCAGTTTTTCGAGAATAGCTTCAATAATAAATGTGGTTACGGTCTTTGTCGGCACCAGTGATTTACCGTGTCGTTGGGTTCTGTCGTACAGATCCGGCGGTAGGCGCAGGGGGAACTGTTTGATTTGCGGCCTGGCCGGTGGGGTGTCGGCAGGCGTGGACCCCCCTTTATTGATCAGCTCGGTTATCTGCTGTTCGCTGGGCTGCACGGCTTTCGGTTTCTTTGGTAGTTTTGTCATGGGTGTTTTCCGTTCATCGATATATAGCAAAAAGAAATCAATTTGATATCAAACTGAGTTCATTCAAAAGATGGCCTTATATACGGCCTTCATTTCGGCGCGGGCCTTGGTATCGACGGGTTTAAACTCATTAATCCCAAGACCGGCGCTTTGCGCTTTGCGGATGGCGGCGCGGGTCACAATCCGCGGCTTCATCAGTGAAAACTCTATCCCGGTTTCGTAGGTGTCCGGATCCATCAAGGCGCTGGTGGCGTCTTCTGCGTCCTGGCCGCGGGCCGGGCACTGGTTTAGGACGGCGACGGCTTTTAACTTTGGGTTCGCCTGGCGCATTTCGGACAAGATGGTATTGAGCGTTACCGTTGCCCAAACATCAAAGGTGGCAGGCATAACAGGAATTAAGAACAAATCCGCTATGGCCATTGCTGCGCGTTGGCTGGTTGTGTCACGGCCGCCAACGTCAATAATCACGTCATCATATTTAGGCGCTTGTTTCAAAATCTCAGAACGCACGAACTCACCATTTAATTGAATGGTCGTTGGCGCTGGCAGGGCAGGGGCCAAGGTTGCCCGCAATGCCATGAAGTCCAATGCGCTGGCTTGTAGATCTGCATCAACAAACAAAACGTCTTTTCGAAGCGCGCGCATGCACGCCAGATTTACAGCAAGGGTCGATTTGCCCACACCGCCTTTAATGCCACCAATAGCTAGTATCATTGATTAGGTCCAATCTTCATAATTTCCCAGATATCAAAAAGATTTCTTTTTGATGTCGGCACGATACGCGGATTAAATTGGACCTGTCAATAGGGCGCACACCAAAAGCGGGTAAAGGTCAAATTTCACACCTTTGTAGAGTAGGGGAGGGCGTCCGCGTTATCGGCTCAATTTTCCATAATTAGATATTATCCGTTTTTCAGGCACTTTGCGGCGGGTTTCTGCGGATCAAAAAAATGGCGTTTCGGGCACGAAATGAAAAAAGCCTGGAAAAACTATATATGGTAGGTCGATGGATTTTTGCCTGTGGAAAACGCCGGATTGACTTGGCCTATCGCGGACGGGTAGGATACCACCAAATCTAGCCACCTGGGGGTGTATTATGTCTGCTGGAACACAAGTAGATCTATTTTTGGACAGTCTGGTTGACGCGCCTGTAAAGGATGACCAGAACTTAATGGAATTTCCGTTTTTCTCTCTGACTAAACAACCACGGCATGATGTGCTTGAATATGATGACGGCACAGTCAAGATCCGGGTTGAGCCAGGCACCGCGGGAATGGCGACGATTTGGGACAAGGATATTCTCATATATGTGTGTTCGTTGATTAATGAGCGGATCGAGCGCGGGTTGGATGTTTCGCAAACGGTAAGCTTCCATGTTTACGATTTTCTTAAGGTCACCGGGCGGCCGATAGGCAAAGAACATTATGAGCGGTTCGTTGATAGTTTGAAGCGCCTGGACGCCACGCGGATCCGGACCACCATTAGAACCGGTGACGAGGGCAATATTAGAACCTCGTTTGGCTGGCTGGAAAACTGGAAGGTTGAGACCAAGGACGTACCAGGGCGGCCGGAACCAGTCATGTCAGCGGTAACGCTTAAAGTCAGTGAATGGATGTTTCGGGCGATTGTGAAGGATCGCAAGGTGCTGACAATCAATTCAGACTACTTCCAGCTTAAAATGGGATTAGAGCGGCGCATATACGAACTTGCCCGTAAGCATGTGGGGCGTCAGCCTGAATGGTGGGTGGGCCTGGTCAAGCTGAAGGCCAAATGTGGATCCGTCCGCGAAATCCGGAAGTTCAAGGCCGAACTGGTAAAGATCATTGATCGCGATAGCCTGCCGGATTTTCAAATGGAACTTGTGGCGCAAACCGGTGATATGACCTACCGGACAAAGGATGGGCGCGAAATGGTGCGGTTTCGGCCGCGCGTGACCAGGCCAAGCTTAATAGATGACCTGGCGAAAAAGGCGGAACCTAAGAAAAAGCCGAGCGGTCCCGTGGAGCCGCCTAAATGCACCACAAGCGCCTATGAGATGGCGAGAGAGATGGCACCCGGCTACGACATCTATGCAATAGAGAAGAAATGGCAGGATGTGACGGTGGCAAACAACATGGTTTTAGAGCATCCAGACAAAGCGTTTCTTGGGTTTGTCCGCCTGTTTGTCGAAAAAAATCAAATTTAATTGAGTTATTCACTGGCCTATCGCGGACGTGCGGGTCGGTTTTCCCACGCCAATAGGATGAATTAACAGATATCGCGGACGCCTGGGCCTGGTGATCCGTTATCGCGGACGCTTGCTTGATCGAATCGGGCGGCGATATTGGCCAATAAATCCATTAAATCGATATTTCAGGCGTTATCCCTGTGGATAAGTGCGCGCCTGGTCCTTTTTTTCTGTTGGCCTATCGCGGACATTGGACATGGCCTATCGCGGACATCCTATTGGCCTATCGCGGTCGTTTGTGTTGGCCTATCGCGGACGCAAAACAGGGGGCAAGCCATTGAAATGGTGGGGAAAATTGCGCCGCCTAACTCTATCTCTAACTACCATTTAACAAATCTAAGAAAAACAGATGTTTTATATCTATGATTTTACGAAAAATAATATGGACGAAACAGTATTGATTATGCCATCACATGAAGACACAAAGCAGACGTTAAATAGAGCCGTGTTTGATCGCTAATCCCTTGAAAATCAACAATAGACCACAAGCAGGGCTTAAAGTCCCGCTAGATGCTCGGCTGGTTGCAGGGCAAAAGCTGTGATTTTCTGCACTCACCGTAAACTGACTAACCGTAAACTGATAAACCGTAAATCCGAAAAATCAGAGTTACCGATTAGGGTTAAGAGGCGATGCCTGGAGCACCGCGAACTGGCGGCCGCAAACAGTGAGGTTTTCGGTCTGCAAGCAGGCCCGTGAGGCGTCGGGGGGAGGTGCCAGAATTTTATCCACCGGAAATGCTGTTGCGGTGGTATTGGGGGAATGGTAAAAAATTCATATGCAGGATCCCGCCATAAAAACCCGTGCACAATTGATTGAAGGCTGGCACCGTCGCCTTACGAACGTTGAGCAAGGCGCACAATCGGGGGCATTGGCGGATTGTCTGGCGGATTTTTATGACGACATGGAAGCGCGCAATTTGGAACGCCAAGGGGAATGGGTTGATAACCTGGACAATCTCAGGCATTCGATTGAAAACCGATTGGCGAAGCGGGTGGTCATTGGTCTTGGGGTTATATTGCTGATCATATCCCCGGCACTGAATGTCTGGGGCGAAGATATCGCGCGCTTTCTAAATCGGCTGTTCTAATTGTGGATAACTCACCGTTGACATGAAATATCTAATTCAACTAACCTTTGCACTGGTATTGAAACTACCGTCACAAACCGGAAACGCCCCGAAGCGCGCATTTCTTATTAGCTCCGGGGGCGTTTGAGGGTCAAAGCTTTGGCTTTGGCTGGATGTCCAGGGGAATTTCCCTAAAGCTCATTACGACCCGTGTTTGTGCGGGGTTTCATCCCCGGAGTGCTAATGGTGGCATTTCGGCCCTTGAAGCCCGGCGGCGCGCCTATGTTACACATACGATGGTACATCAATCATAAGGAACTGTATTGCATCATTGTTCGCGTTGGGGTTGACAGCCCGCCCGATATATATTTACCCTTCCAACTGGTATTTGATCGTGCCAATAGTGAAGCACTTATAACAAACGGGGCGCACCCCCGGAGAAACACCTTGTCCTCGAACCGGGGGCGCGTGGGGATTGGCATCATTCGCCAATCGGATGTCCAGGGCTATTCGTTCGTACCGTTGGTTCGCGAAGGCCTAAAGCCCGCACGGTGTCGCAAGTGCTTCACACCTAAAGACACGATCAACCCCCGGCGCATTTCTTCGCGTCTGGATATCCTGCCCGCGGTGGTTATACGGCGCGGCGTATATACGGGTGATAAAGGCAAGGTGAACGCGATGTCAAAGTGTATTAACGGGTGTGAATATGCCCGTATGTCGGGTTTCAAAATAAATAATGCTGGCCAGAGTGAACGTAAATCGCGTCATGGCGGTTTGTCTGTATGTGGTGGTTCGCGTTGGGGTGGCGTCCATGGGTAATCGCCTCAACCTTTTGTTTGTTCAATATTGTGCAAAAGATCGATTGGCGGAAGAAATCGGGCTGACACCGGAAGCCCGTGGACTCTATGCGCTGACAACAGACTACTTGTTGGCACGCGGAAACCAATTGCGGCTGGATGCCCTCAAGCGTATGTCGGGTTTTAAGACGCGTGCCGGATTCACCAAAGCTTGGGAGGAATTGCAGGCGGCGCGCGGGGATTTGGGCGGGCCGTTGGTGATGCTGGAACGGGACGAGGCGGGCGACCTGGTGCAAGTCGAGTGGGTTTCAAAGGCCTTGGAAAAAGCCGGGGCACTGCATCAAAGCCATAGCGAACGCGGCAAGGCGGGGGCGGCGGCAAAACGCGATAAGCAGCCACCAGCCGGAGATAATGTCGCGACCGCGCCGACCTTTGAAACTTTTTGGGAGATCGGCCTGTGGCGGGCAAACAAGGACTTGGCGGCCGGAGTATGGAACACCGTGATATCTAGTGATGCGAAGGAGGCGGCGGCGGCAATCAGCGGTTTAAAACAGTATTTGGCGGTGGCTCCGACAACACAGGAAAAGCGCCGCCTTGACCGCCCGGACTTTTTTTTAAGGCAACGGATCTATCAATTAGGCCCAGCGGAAATGATTGAGCGATGGGCGACACCGGAACGGATGGCGGAAGAATTCTGCCGGGATTATTTAACGCGGATGACGAGAACGGCACCCGCCAAACCGAAAAGGAAAAAGCGACATGGCACGAGTAACTAATGAATTGGACGCGCATATTGGCAAAGTCCTACGTGGGGCACGGATGGCGGCGGACCTGACACAAGGCGGCCTGGCGACACGGCTTGATATCAGCTTTCAGCAAGTTCAAAAATATGAGAACGGCACCAATCGGGTTTCCGCGGCGCGGCTCTATCATATATGCCAAATCCTGGATATGCCTATGGCCCGGTTTTATGAAGGATATGGAGAACTGCCGACAGCAGAGCCGCTCTACTCGAGAAACGTCTATTCAGCGGCGCGGGCCTTGGGTGATATCCCGGAAGGGCCGCCAAAAGATAAGCTGTTGGGACTGATTCGGGTCATGGCGGGTCATTCAGCGGACATCATCGACAACGAGACAACGGAATTAAAAGTTGTCGGTGCTTAAAAAGGAGCCAAAAGACCGGTTGTTTTTACCTCTCAATGAGGATCCGTTTAACTGGTTTATAGACGGGGCGAAGCTCTTTGAACTTAGAAAAAACCATCGGCAATGGACGGAAAAACACATATACCGCGGCCGCCGTGTGGAAATACGGTTGGGGTATTCCGGACCGCGGGCCTATTCCGCCTGGGGCACGATTGGCGATGTGCGCCTGGCTGATTGCATCAGTGAGCTGTTCCGTTGGAAAATCAGTTGGCGCGATGTGCTGCCCTATTGCTCAAGTGAGGCGGAAGCAACCGATATGGCCGTAAATATGCTGGATTTACCCGGCTGGTATGTGGACGAACCGTTGATCTGTTTTCAGATAATCCTTGACGAAAATTACATAGGGATGTCAGAAAGCAATCTAAAAGATATCTTAAAGAAATCAGAACGCGAAGGCTGACGATGGCAGATAATCAACATGATATATTTTTGGGACCGGCGGCGGATCCTAAGCTGGTCGGGGCAATTACAGAACTGAAGCGGGAATTATCGATGCGTAAGCACGTCTACCCGCGCTCGATAGAGCGGGGCAAGTTGACCAGGGAGCAAGCGGCGCAACGGATCATCCGGGTTGAACATGCCATAGAATTTTTGGAGAAATTGGCATGAAAGCGGCGCGCAAACCTTCGGACGTGGCAGGCGTAGCCGGGGATCGGTTGCGGAACTTTGTGGAACGGATCGAGCGGCTAAACGAAGAAAAGGAGGCTATTGCGGCGGATACTAAAGAGGTCTACGCGGAAGCGCAGGGCGTAGGTTTTGATATCAAGATCATGCGGGAAATTATCAAGTTGCGTAAAATGGAAGATGATGACCGGGCGGAAATGGAAGAAGTGTTAGGCGTTTACAAGCGCGCGCTGGGGATGGCGTGATATGACTACAGCATCGCCAGATATGGCGGTGGGTGATTCCGCGCCCGGTTTGCGGCTCAAGCTGGAACGGCTGGGTGACCAGGCATTGAACGCCCCGGACCCGCTGGAAGCGGACGCGCTCATAAGCCAGATGCAGGAAATTTCAGAACGGTTGCACATGTTGGAATTTAGGAAAGAGGGATGATCTAAGATATGTCCCCTTTTCATAGTCAAAACCCCGAAGAAGGAAAATCATAATGCTGAGATGCACAATTGAGATGGTCCCTTATGGCGACGAAACGAAAGCGCACACACTCGGCATGGTCGAGATAGCCAACACTGGCGGCGATCTGACCCACGGCACATACAAAACCGTGTTGAAGAAAACACCACCATTCAAAGGCGCTTTAAAAGCTGCATGGAAAAAAGGTGATTTGTTTGTTGGTCATGACGATCAGGAAATTATCGTCGGCGGCGTTGAGGGGTTCCACCGCCAGAACCGGGGCGTTTATGATCTGTTGTTTTTGGCCCTCAAGGCTTGTGGACTGGACCGTCGCAATGACAAAGCCACCATTTCAGAGCCAGAAGAAAAGCCACTAACCCCGCACGTTACAATGCTTGTCTTGCTTGGTGTTTCCATCGAATTGACCGAGGAAGAAATTTCGACATGGACAATGGAGCAAATGGAACTGGCGGTTGATTGGGCGTCTGCCTGCATCGCGGTAGCCAGCGACAATGAAGGCGTAACCATCCCACCAAAGCCGGATTTCCTGCCAGAAGAATCACCCATGTACCACCTAATGGGCAAGGATCAACAGCCCTCCATTAAAGCCACGGTTAATCAATCCGACTGCCAAGCTTGTGACGGCTTCGGGATTGTTGATGTTGATGAACATGGCGAAGAACAACCGGCTCAGGCCGTTTGCCCTAAGTGTGGAGGCAGCGATTTAACCCCTTCCGAACGGGCGCTATGCACGGCCTCCCTTTCTAATACGGAGAATTCAGATGCATGAGGAAAAATGCTCGACATGTCGTTGTTGGGAACGGGCAGAAGACGAGCCTTCACTCGGTCGATGCCTATATGAGCCGCCGCCAATCATGCAAGTACTGGCGGATGCTTTGACCGCCGACCCATCGACAATGATCGATTATGGCTCTGTGTTTAGCGAAGCAATAGTCACGTCAATTTATGACGGTTGTGACGCACACCAGCCAAAACCAGCAGAACCCGGGGCTTTCTGAGTTATGCAACACATTAAAGCTACAAATCCGGGTAAACGCGAAAAACGGCAGAACTCCGCCACTCGCAAAACTCGGTATGTAAACCCCCTCGCCAACAGGGATAGGTACTTACACGCTATCCGATTTGCTCTGGTTGAGGAAAATCAGCATCAGCAATGCCAGATATTTGCAATCGACACCCGCGTGTTTCGCACTGAGTACAACGCAATTGCTCTGACAGCTTTGCCAGTGTTAGGCGTGGCGACTTCTTCACTATCGCAGCCAGATCGAGGCGGTGCACGCGGTCGCATTTTAAACACACCGCGCTTACGCCGTGGTTCCAATCTATCGCCTGTTGGACGGTCTCTAAGGTCTCCATCCGGCGATCATACACAACACGCCCTGACGGGCAATTATTGAGCCGTTCTGCGGCGATGAAAGGAATTAAGATGAAATTCGTATGGGAACCAGAAGATATAAAAACAGGCCGGTATTTCGTCCGAGGCAATGAGGATAATTATTCATTCTCCTGTCTTCACAAGATCGGGTACATCCATAACGCCGCTTTTAAACCGAAGTACAAAAAAGTCGGATTAGCGATGACAGATGGCGCTGCATATCCATATGGCGAAAACGATGCCGAGTTCGCCCAGGCTCTAAATGATGGTGGCTATGTGCCTATCACACCAACACAGGCAGCGGAGTTGATCATCCGGGTAGATGCTTCACGCAGTGGCAAAAGTTAGGCCAATCGGGCCAGAGAAAGGAATTTGGTGTAGCAGGATGATTGAATCCACAGGAACCCGCAAAGGCTCCCTGACGGCCTCCCGAAGGTTGAAAACCCGTGAGGGTTCCAAGAGGGATCAAGGCGCAGTCATAGACCCCTGGCGGCAGGTTGCGATGGCCTGCACCAAACCAGCAACAACATAGGTGATTTGCAAATGGACCGTGCAGAAAAATTACGAATTGCAGACGCCTTGATTGAGGCAGGCAAAAAGCTTCGGCGTGAAGTGGATAACGAAATAATGGTAGAGGCGATAATTCGATTATCGGAAACAGCGCCCCGCCATTGGATTTAATGAGTAATTTAGGTGCGCTATTTCCTCTGCGGTTCGCACCCGTTGTAGCAAGTTGGAAATAGACTCGGTGGGCAGTATTGGGAGTAAGGCGCTCTGGAGCCGCGACCGAGGCACAAATTTAAACGAGCGTTAATGGCTTCGTCGCTGCGCCATAAAGTCAGCGGCTTTTCAAAGGAGTTAGAACCCAATGAGCAACAATACCCAAGACATCGAAAAGATTATTGAGAAGGCAAGCAAGGAGGACGACCCGTTACGTGCAATGCAGTTTACACAAGCTGCACTCAACGCGGCGAATGCCGTCCGTGTCCTGGCGGATATGCCTGACAAAAAGTAATGAAGATGGGAGCCGCCGTGGCCAGTATGTTTATGGCGCTTCCTTGAGTTCGTGCATCCCCTGTGGCCGGGGGGATGATGCCTAACCGAAAGGCGGTATCACTTGGAAGCGCCGCCAAATAGCAAAAGAGAAAACATGGATCAAATACCCTTAGTTATTGCCGATGTTGTTTCTGTCTATGACGGTGACACAATAAAAGTGATCGCGCGCCCATGGCCTGGTGTTTCTGTGGAAACATCGGTGCGGGTGGATGGGATCGACACGCCGGAAATCCGCGGCAAGTGTGAAGCGGAAAAGGCGCTGGCGATTGAGGCCAGGGACGCGGCGCGCGCCTTCGTTGGCCAATCGGTTGCCCTGAAAAATATTCACCTGGGCAAATACGCGGGGCGCGTGGTAGCAAAAGTTTTCGTGGGAAATAAGGAGCTTGGGGAATTTCTGATTAGGTCCGGCTTGGCGCGTCGTTATGACGGTGGTCAACGGGCTGGGTGGTGTGACGGTTAAAGACCTGGCGCACTGCTCTTAGATCCCGCGCGGTGGTTCCTCCCCCACTGCGCGGGATGTCTTTTTTAGGTCAAAATGATTTCATCAAGATTTCATTAATATCTATCAGAGACATAAAAAAGATATCTAAAAGATTGCAAACCGTAATCAGATCGCGTTATGCTCCCCCCGAATGAGAGTGAAAGCCATGGACAGCCACGACATTTACAGCCAGCAATCAGAAGACAATCCCTACCAGGCGGTTAAAACCTTTTTCCTGGGTGTCATTGTCGTGGCGGCGATGGTCTTACTCTATTTGCTGGCGTTGTCGTGGACGGCAAACGGATGGAACTAAAAGTTAGCCAGGTTAAAGATATGACAGACCGGGAGCGCACCCGGTTTTTTTGCGCGTGTGAAATACTCATTGAAACATCGGCGCTGTTATGGCCAGGCGGGCAAGGGGAGCCGGAAAGTCTCAAGGCGTTACGCACCCTCTCAAACGAAACCAAAACCTTTGGCCCTGGTGTATCTGCGGATGATATGCGCCAGGCGGTGAACCGGTTTTATCAGGATGTGGAAACGCGCCTGGCCAAGGCAAACCAGACAACCCACGATTTATTCAGGAAATATCCGGGCATTAGTGCACCGGCGGCGGTTTAGCGCCGTCTAGAAAGGGAAAGTATCATGGCTGATATTATCATTGAAGATTTAAGCCCGCGGGCACAGGTCAATGGCAACGGCGTGCAAACGGTTTTCAATTATCAGTTTCCCATTTTCAGCGCCGCGGATCTTAAGGTGTACGTAGACGACACACTTAAAACGCTGGATGTGGATTATACGGTTTCGGGTGTGCTTGTGGCTGCGGGTGGATCTATCACGTTCACCACGGCACCGGCGGATCTAACGGTGGTGACGATTATCAGAGATTTGCCGATTGAGCGGACCTCTGATTTCCAGCAAACCGGGGATTTCAACGCCACTACAATCAATACAGATCTGGATAAACTGATTGCGATGGTGCAACAACTCGAGGCGGCACTTGCCCGCGTTATGGCCCTGGCGACGACTGACACAAACCCCGGCATGACCTTGCCCGTAAGCACGGATCGGGCAAATAAAATCATGGCGTTTGATGCCAATGGCGCGCCGGTTGCTTCAACAAAAACCCTGACGGCGATTGAAGATGAAGCGGCGGCGGCAACAGCGGCGGCGGCGACCTCGGCCGGAGAAGCGGCGGCCAGTGCTGTATTGGCTGCATCGGAAGCGGTGGCATCCGCGGCATCCGCGGCGGCGGCCTTGGCGTCTCAGGTGGCGGCGGCTCTGAGTGAGGCGAACGCGGCGACAAGTGCTATCGCGTCGGCGGCGTCGGCGGCAAGCGGATTTCTTAAAGGGTTGGTCAATGCAACGGGAGTGATAAGCCCAAATCTCAGCACGGATGACGGATCGCTTTATGTGTGCGATACCTCGGGCGGCGCGGTAACGGTGACCTTGCCTGAAATCGGGACATCGGAAGGCGTGCGATATGGGTTTTACAACAAAAGCGGTTCGAATGCGGTAACGCTGAACAGAAGCGGCACCGATACAATAAACGGCGGCACAACGCTTTCACTGAATATCGATACGGAATTTTTGATCATTATCGCAGATGACAATTCGCCGGATAATTGGATCACGTTAGCCGGTAGTTCAATCATTGCGGGCGAGGGGATCTTAAAGGTTGGGGAGACACTGAGCGTAGATCGTGGTTTCGTTGGCCAGGTTCCCCAGAACAGCCAATCAGCGGACTATACCTGTGTGTTGGCGGATGCAGGAAAACATATTTTGCACCCGAGCGCAGATACAACAGCCAGGACATTTACAATTCCGGCAAATGCATCGGTGGCTTATCCGGTGGGTGCGGCGTTAACATTTGTCAATCAGAACGGCGCGGGCGTTGTGACCCTGGCGATAACTTCGGATACCTTGCGCTGGGCGGGTGAGGGCACAACCGGTTCCCGGACGTTGGCGGCAAACGCCATGGTAACGGCGCTTAAGATCGGGCCAACGGAATGGATGATTTCAGGCTCGGGGATGACGTGATGAGCGGCGTTATTCAGTTAATGGCCGGTGGTTTCGCGGCGGATGATGAACCAGCGAGCTATACCTATACCGATGTCACCGGGCAAAACCCGAGCACGGTTGTCACGTCGAATTCTATTACGGTAAGTGATATTAACGTTGCAATCCCGATCACGATTACGGGCGGAACCTACAGCATCAACGGCGGCGGCTTCACGTCTTCGGCTGGAACCGTCACCAAGGATGATACGGTTCGGGTGCAGGTCACAACCAGTTCATCATTCAGTACAGGAGTGAGCGCGACCACTACGATAGGCGGTATCCAGGACACGTTTACGGCTACGACACGTGCGGGTAGTTCGACTTTGCTTGCAAGCAACGCTGCGCTTTCTGGTGGCGGTATACACAATGGCGATTGTACAGGTGGTAATTTTTACACAAGGGTGTACTGCTCTACTTCTGGAATTGCTCACAAGATAGATTTAAGTGTTCGCGAACAAGGTATCTCGGGCTGTACCGTCAGACTTATGAACGGCTCATCAAGCGCACCAAGCTCAGCCGTTTCGGGCGGCTCCGTTGGTGGCGTGAGTTCAGGCACACATACGACAAAGACAGTCACCTTCTCCGGCGGTGCTATGACGGCTGGGAACTACTACTGGATACACATATATGGTGGCACTTGGGGAATGTATTACCGTCCAGTCTCTGGGAATCAGGCTGGGTACTACAACAGTGCTTTGGTTCCCACCTACACCATAGGTAACGCCTTTTACATGTATACGTAAGGAAATCACTGGGAACCGGCACCTATTAATATTTGAGGCGGCACTAACCACAAAAGGAAAACGACATGAGTAAAAAACCAAAAGTGAGTAAAAAACCAAAAGCCAAAGTGATAGAGCCTATTGCGGTGGATGATGAGGTGCTGATTGTGGCGGCTTGCTTAAATCTGCGCGTTGGCGTTGGCGAGGATTGGTTAGAGATCCAGGAGAACGGGCGATTGCGGCCTAATACATCGGTTATCAATAGCCATTGTGACGGCAAGAAGTTTAAGACGGCGGATGTTTTGCGCGTCTGGTCACGCGGCGCGGCGCACGGTGAGTTGCCCAATCCGAATAGAGATTGGCCGGAAGTTGGTGAGTTGGAGGCGATCAGCCCCGAGGTAATGGCCCTGGCGGTGGGTGGTAATGTTCAACCCGATGCCGCTGCGGTCGGTGAAGGATCTACAGAAGCGGAACCGGTAGCGGATCCGAAATTGGAAGAAGAAAAAGCAGAAACCACAACCCCGGAAGCCTCGGAAGCGTCGGAACAGGGTGATTTAGGGGGGGGTGAGGGCACCACGGGCGATGTTTCCGCCACACCGGGGCCTGAAAAGGATTTAGACGCACCAGCGGGCGCTACAGAGGAAAACGGGAAAACCGGCAAAATCATCTCTGCGCCGCTCTCTCATACCCGACCGGCAGGCGCACGGCCGGGCCTGGCCATGGGTCGTCGGGCGTTTACGCAACCCGTGAATAGTCCGGATGCTCCGCCGAAAGATGCCGCGTAAAAAGAATACATCGCCGAAGAAGACGGCGGGCACCAAACCAGCGGCAAAGAAAAAGCCGGTGGCACGGGTGCCCGCCACGAGGAAGAAGGCCGCGCCGGTAAAAAAGAAACCGGGGCGGCCTAAAGCTGTTACCCCTGAAATCGAAGAACAAATACTAGCGCTGATCTGTGACGGTAAATCGCTGGTGCGGATTGCCAAACTCGAGATCATGCCCGCGCGTTCCACAATCAATAAACATTTGTTGGATGATGAGGGGTTTTCGGACAGGTACGCGCGCGCGTGTGCGTTGCGCGGGGAAACTCTGGTGGATGAGATGTTGGAAATTGCCGACGAAACGGCCGGGGATTTTTACGAAGACGCGGACGGAAATAAGAAGGTGGATCATGAAAACATTCATCGCTCAAAGCTGCGGGTAGATACCCGGAAATGGATGGCGGCAAAGCTGGCACCCAAGAAATATGGAACGAAGGTTGAAAGTGTCGTGCCAGGTGAGGGAGAAGGCAATCAAACGCACATCCATATTCATGAACAGTGATTTCATATAGATTTATAAAAGATATCTTATTGATATCAGAAAACAGGACCAAAAAATGATAACAAATCAGCGCGAAATACCAGCCCTGGATTGCCAGAAAGAACAGTTTTTGGCGCGTGTCTTAATCAGACATTGGCAGTCGCGGCGCTGGTGGCCAGATAGCGAACACAAAGCCTATATCCCTGTTGTTTTCAGCTTTCAAAGAATAGATGGCCACACATATTCACCTGCCGAATGATTGGTTCGCGCGGGCTTATCAACAACCGTTTTATCGAGCCATACAATCGGGCGTTAAGCGCGCGGTTGCTGTGTGGCATCGCAGATCCGGGAAAGACAGTTGCGCGCTTAATCTGACGGCTACGCAATCACAAAAGCGGGTTGCGCTTTATTGGCATTGTTTCCCGACTGCCACACAAGGGCGCAAGGCGTTATGGGATGGGATCGACGGCCGCGGGCGGCGGATCCTTGACCAGGCGTTCCCAAAGGAAATGCGGGTATCAACCAACGAACAGGAAATGCGGATCAAGTTTAAAAACGGATCCGTGTGGCAGATCGTTGGATCAGATAACTATGATAGCCTGGTTGGAACCAACGTTGCAGGCATTGTGTTTTCGGAATGGTCGCTGTGCAAACCGGCGGCCTGGGACTATTTCAGGCCAATTCTAAACGAGAATGACGGCTGGGCCGTTTTCATCTACACGCCCCGCGGCCGCAACCATGGCTATCACCTGTATGAACTGGCCCGCAAACATCCAAAATGGCATGCAAGCTTGCTGACGGTGAACGATACCGAGAAACCAGGTATCGGACACAACGGCGGGCCGTTGCTGGATGAGTATGACGAGCCGGTCATGGTGCCGGTGGTGGCAGAAGCATCTATTCAGGAAGATCGTGATATGGGGATGAGCGATGCCCGGATTAACCAGGAATATTATTGTTCGTTTGATGCGGAAGTAGAGGGCGCTTACTTCGGCAAGATCATGGCGGATCTGAGGGCGGCGGACCGGATAGGAAAAATCGATTATGACCCAAGCCTGACGTTAGAGACCTGGTGGGATCTCGGCATGGATGACAGCATGAGTATTGTTTTTGTGCAACCCGTGGGCGCGTTTTATCACGTGATCAATTATGTAGAAGGATCGGGCGAAGGCATTGGCTACTATGCCCGCGTGCTGGGGGAATTGGCGAAGGAGCACGGTTACACCTACACCCGGCACCTGGCACCGCATGATCTGAGCGTGCGCGAGATTGGCACCGGTGTAAGCCGTAAAAAATCAGCGATGGCGCATGGGATCCGCTTTGAGATTGTGCCGCGGATTGCCAAGTTTGAAGATGGTATAGAAGCGCTCCGCGCAATGCTGCCTGCCATGTATATGGATGAGGATAAATGCAGCACGCTGATTGAGGCCGCGAGCCTGTACCGGCGGAAATATGATGAAGAGGCACGGGTTTACGATACGCACCCGGTCCGCGATTGGACAACGCACCCGATTGACGCACTGAGAACCGGGGCACAAAGCCGCCGGGGTGGAAAGAAACGTGCCGTTAGAGCGGCCGCAACGGCGCTGGGATGAGAGATCCGGCACCGACACAAACGGCGGTAAAGACCTTCAGCACCGGCGGATCTGGTGGTGCGCGAATCCAGCACCGCCAGATACACCGATAGGATCCAACAAAAGGGAAAAAGACATGGAACCAAGCACGAAACGACATGAGGAAAAATGGCTGGTGGTTTTCTGTGACCCGCCACCATTTGAGGACACGGCAAGCAAGCGGGAAAAGTTATATCGGCGGGTGTTGTTTCCGCTTTTAAAGCGTCACTTCCGGCATGTGTTCGTGATGAGAAAAGCGCAGAATTTCAAGGGGTATATCGTTGTTCAACCCGAATATTTATCCATGCGAGTGATTGAGGAACCGGGGCTGGAGTTCGCAAATCGGGTGGTGCAAATGGAACAAACGGGCCAGGCCAAAGTCTTAAGCGTTGTTGTTGATGAGCGGGAAATGCAAATCCCGTTTTGGCCTATGACTTGCGTATCGATGGTAAAGCGGTTAATAGGCAAGTCGTCCATTGCTTTCACTCCTTATCAACTTTACCGGCATTTGTCGGCAACTGATTAGGGAGTATTACCTGTGAAATCCAGCGCACCAGCACCCGTACAGCCTGACACATCCAAACAGGATGAATTAGCAGAAGCCAACCTAAAAGAGAAAGACCGGTTAGAGAAGAAAAACCGGGCAACCAGGCGCAATCAAAGATCGCGAGGACGTGGCGTAGCGCGTGGGTTTCTTGATTTGCCAAGTTCGGGCGCACAACAGCAAACCATCGGTTAATTATGGCAGATGCGAATGCAAAGACCGGCGGTTATGCAACGCCAGAAATGAAAATGTACCATCGGGCAAAGCAAGAGTTAGCGCCCTGGGAACAAGTGTTGAAAGAAGCGCACGAAATGGCGCTTCCAGCCTATAATCCGCAAGTCTATGGGGAAGACAAAGCTACAACGGATCCTATGGCGGCGGTTAATGGCCGGTTTGATGTAACGGCACCCGGTGCGGTGGACGAAAAAACCAATCGGTTATCCGGATCTTTGTTTCCGATGGCGGAAAGCTGGGCGGATTTCATGCCGATGCAACCCAGCCCAACCACGGAAAAGAATAACAAACAGGTGGATCAACAAATCCTAGAAATCTCATCCAAGTTTCATGATGCGATTGAGGTGTCAAATTTCCATAGCGAGATATCGGCGGCGCTCGATGATGTCCAGGTGAGTTTCGGCTCCTTGTTTATTCATGAGGGCACGCACATGAACCCGTTGCATTGTGAGGCGGTGCCGTCGCGCTCGATCATTCCGGTGGAAAGTAAAAAAGACGGCACGATCAAAACCAATTTCCGTGAACGTGATATTGCTATCAGTGAAATAAAGGATTTGTGGCCGGATGCGAAGTTATCAGATCCGGACCTCGCGCGGATGCTTAAGGACGATCCTTACAAAGAATTGACTTTGGTTGAATGCACCATGTACCGGCCAGACATGGAATATAAATACGATTACAAAGTGTTTACGCAGAAAGAAAAGCTAATCGTGGATCGGTCACAAAACAGCGTGCCCGGCGTTATGTTCCGGATGAAAAAGGCGGCCGGTCAAACCATGGGCTTTGGTCCTGTGTTGCGCGCCTTGCCAAAGATCCGGGTTGCTAACAAGGTGCGTGAACTGCTTTTGGCCAATGCGGGCCTGGCCATTATTGGCCTGTGGCAGGTTGAAAACGATGGCGTGTTGGATCCGGAAGGGCTGCGCCTGGTGCCGGGAACACTCATTCCGATTGCGGAAGGATCGAGCGGTATACGGCCTATCGCAACAAACATGGATCATAATTTGACCTGGGCCATGTTAACGGATCTGGAAGATGAAATTCGCCGGATCATATTAGGACCATCTTTACCCCCGGCGGAAGACAGCGGCCGGACGGCGTTTGAATTGGGATTGCGCGATAGCGACCGGCGGGAATTTGAATTGCCCAGCTCACTGCGGTTGCTGAGTGAAGCGCATATGCAAATCACGGCGCGGGTGTTGCATATCCTTTCCAGCGAACGGATGCGGGGATCTCCGTATTATATTGAAACCCTAGAGATTGACGGTGAAGAGATCAAAATGGTTCCAATGTCGCCCCTGGTGCGACTAAAGAAACGGATGGAAGCGGATGAGCAATTGCGCGCGGTTGTCAGCGCTTCGCAAGTGGCACCGGACCGGGCGCATGTGATTGTTAAGCGCGATAACATTTTGCGTAAATTCCTCACGGATAACGGCGTAGCTGGTGATGACCTTTATTCGGAAGAAGAAACCAAAGCCTTTGACGAACAAGCAGCCCAACAGCAAGCGGCATTAGCGGCCGCGCAATCACAACAACAGACAGGAGCTTAATCGATGCCCAGACTTATGGACGATTTGGGACAACAGGGAAACAGCGGACAAGATCAACCTGGTGCAACGGGTGCAGCGGGTGCAACGGATCCAGCGGCGGCGGCTGCGGCGGCCGCGGGTGGTGCGCCTGCGGGTTCGCCAGGTGGTCAAGGTCGCCAGGGTGGCGATGGCGAAGCGGACCCATGGACGATTGATTTTAATGGTGAGCAATTGGCCATCCCTGAGAATTTCAGGGGTGATGAACCGGGAAGTGTCAATTCAGGCGCGGCGCTTAAGTCAGCTATGGATCTGACACGGCTTAACCGGGAGCTGAACGAAAGCCGCCAGGTTCCGGATGAGTACGAAATCAAGTTATCCGATGACCTGGCACCAAAGATCGAGGCGATGGGCGGGATTGATATCGAAAATCCGTTGCTGGTCAACTATCAGAAGATGGCCAAGGAAAAAGGGTTTACCCAGGAGCAATTCCAAAGCGGTATTGATCTCTATTTCGCGGATCAACTGGATAACGGAGATAGCCGAAGCGAAGAACAAATTCAGAGCGAAAACAACAGCGCAATTATTGCGGCAATACCCAACTGGGAGGCGGGCCGGAAAGGCGAATTAACCGCGTTTATGAATTCGGCCTTCGGTCAGTATTTCGCTAATGAGGATCCGGCGGCGGGCAAGGTTGATCCGGTGGCCACGGAATTGCGTTTAATGAATGAAACACCGGAAGGTGTGATTATCCTTAATCGGTTGTTTGAGATGACGGGGGAAAAGTCGATCCCTGGCGCTGGCCATGGGGATGGTTCTGGCTATGTCACACATGCGGACCTGGAAAAACTGCAAGCCAGCGAAGCCTACCGTAAAGGAGATCCGGCGGCGCAAAAGAAAGCCGAGGAAATGGCCAAGGCCTTAACCCGCGGCAAATAGATAACCAGTTTCGGTGTCCCCAGAACACCGAAAAAAGGGGCACTCCCTAGGGTGCCTAAAACGGGGTGACGTGTTTTGATTGGTCCAGATCTTCCCACGTTGCCCCGTTTATTTTCTACAGCATCGCCAAATCTGGCGGTGTTGGATTCGGGCACCAGCATATCCGACGATACTCGGGCACCAGCATATTTGGCGGTGCTGGCCAGCATAAAAAGGCGGGAACATGCGCCTTACAGAATATTAGCGGCTGGACCTGTTGACATGGAATCTCGCCCTGGTGCAATTTGGGGGCGCGGCATATCCTGGCTAGACCCGCATTAGATAGCCCGTTCGTCGGTACGCAACCCGGCCGGATCGTGAGAGGGCGATTAGGCGGCATATCACTGGCACAGACCCGCCGAAAACTGGCCCGCATTGGAAAGCGCAATTTCCGAAGCAACCGGGCCAGTGTTTTTAATCCACAAAATGCAGGCCCTTTATTCTAGTTTTTTAGAAAGGGCTCATTATGCCACAAGATAACCAAATCGAAGAATGGTTTGAAACCCTGTACAACAACGATGTGAAACTGGCCTATCAGCGAGAGGCATCACAGATCCGCGGTACGGTTCGAACCAAAAACAACGTTAAAGGCAAAACCACTAATTTCCGCATCGCTGGCAAAGGCGAAGTGGGCGACAAAGTGCGCGGTGGTGAAATCCCCATGTTCAATGCGTCCCGCGGCAATGTGCCATGTACGCTCGTTGATAAATACGGCGGTGATTCCGTCGATGATCTGGATGAGCTGAAGCATGATGCAAATGAGCGCATGATCATGGTTAAGTCAGCGTCCGGCGCACACGGTCGATATACAGACAGCGCCTTAATCACAGCGATGGATACAACAACCAATTTTGTTGGGGACTATACAACCGGATTAACAAAGGCGCTGGTGCAAAGTGTGCTTGAAAGCATGAAAAACAAAGATGTGCCCAACGATGGCGAGCGATACGCGCAAGTGACGGCGCACCAATGGGAGGAATTGATGGGTATCAAGGAATTCTCAAGCGCTGATTATGTGGGTTCGGATCTTCCCTGGTTGTCCGGCACCGAGGCAAAGCGTTGGCGTGGTGTTATGTGGATGGCGCATAGCGGCCTACCAATTGTCGGCACCAATGCAACGGGCTTTATCTACCATAAAACCGCTGTTGGCCATGCCATAGCAACAGAGCTGAAATCAACCTGGTCCTGGGAAAACAAAATGAGCGCTCACTTCCTCAATACGAGGATGAGCCAGGGGGCCTGTTTGGTTGATGCGGATGGGTGTTTTGAGTTGCGAACCGATAACACGGCGGCGCTACCCGCCTAAACAAGCATTGATAACCGGCGGGGCACGTCCTCGCCGGTTGTTGGGCTTCACTAAAAATCGATCTTTTCATTAATCAAGAGGTTCTAGAAATGGCTTACAACAATGAAACAAACCCGTTAGGTGTTTTGGCACAAAACGGGCAATTCAAGTTCCTGCAATATGCGACGGCTGACGACACGTTGGCCACCATCAACACCGCGGGATATTTCAATCTGAGCGCTGCCATGATGCCGATTGGCTCCCTGTTGTTTATCCAGGGTTCGGATGGCTTCGGGCTGTTCGTTGTTAAATCGAACGCGGCCGGTGTCGTTGATATCGATGACGGAACGGTAGTTGGCGCGACCGATACGGACTAAAGATAAGGGGCGCGGGTAATGCTATCAGAAACCACATTGTGTTCTCGCGCCCTCGTTATAGCCGGGGGCGAAGCTATATCTTCGTTTGATGAGGGCACCTTATCAGCGGATACGGCAAACGATTTATACCCTGGCGTTCGCGATTTGGTGCTTTCTATGCACCCCTGGCACTTCTGCACCAAAACGATCACGCTGACGGAAGACGCGGCCA